TGGTGGCAGATATTTTATTGAATTACCTACTAATAATCATTTAACTCAAAAACAAATAAATGCTATATTTGATGCTTCAATTAAACATGATATTAATATTAATGAAATAGAGAATTTTGAATATTAAATTATTAAATACTATTTAGAAAGGATTTTAAAGACTTTTATGTTACGTACAATTACAATTTCTCTTACAGAAAATGAATATAATAAACTTATAGAAGACCACGATAAATATTGTGACACAGGTGAGTGTGAAAGTTGTTATTGTAATCTTGGTAAATGTATTAATCCACGATTTGATGAATTATGTCTATATAATTTTGTAAAAAAGGTATAAAGTAAATTAAAATTATGATATAATAAATAAGAAAAGAAATATAAATATGACACAAACTATTCAAATATTAGCAGATAAATTAAATATGAATGATATACCTTTTGAATTAAAAAAGGATTGTATAGGTATTCCTAATAATCATTTATGTTATCCTTCTGCGGATAATATGATAATTAGTGTTATATATAATGATTATTCTTATGGATTAGAACTTTTATCTATTAATCCTGTATTACATAAAAATTATACAACAATAGATGAAGTTTATAATTTTATTAATAATGATTGGAAATATAGAAAAAATCATGAACGAACTAATTATAAATTTAAAAGAATTAGAAAAATCTTTATATAAACATTCAGCTATTTCAACTATTTTTAGAAATGCTACTACAGAAGAAATTAATAATTTTTTAAATACTGTTTCTTCTGAAGTATATAAAGATGCATGGAATTCTCTTACATCAAATATAAATGCTTTATCTAGTGTTTCATTTGAAAAAGATGAAAATAAACCTACAAAAAATATATTAACTCATATTAATACATTATCAAATATTATTAATAAAAATAATAGATTTCCAGATGAATTTTTTAATAATGATGAAAATAAAGTACTATTAATAAATGTTGCATCTATGATAAATCTATTTGGAGTAAATTGTAGGATAGAACATAGAATTTCAAAGTTTATTGATAATGATCTTAATTTAATTTAAATTAGTAAATTATGGAGTATACTATGAATTTAATTGCTAAAATAATAATCATTATAATTTTATTAAGTATAGAAGCTATACTTATATATAGTTCAATTAAACATAGCTATAGTAAAAAAGAAGCTATAAGTTTAACAATAATGAATATTATGTTCTTTTTACTGGGTTTTATATTATTAAAATTTGCCTAAAGGAGTATAAATATGGATTTTAAGAAATTAATTGAATCAAAAGAATATGATTTTTTAAGAACAAATGAACATTTGGGAGATAATATTTGTATGCTTGCTTTAGGTGGAAGTTGGGCTTACGGAACAAATGTTGAAACTTCTGATGTTGATATTAGAGGATGTGCTCTTAATAAGAAATCAGAAATTCTTACAAATGTTAAATTTGAACAGGTTACAGATAAAGATACTGATACAACAATTTATAGTTTTAATAAATTAATGCATCTATTATCTAATTGTAATCCTAATGTAATTGAAATCTTAGGTCTTAAGCCTGAGCACTATTTGTATTTGTCTGAAGAAGGAAAAGAATTACTTAATAATAGTAGTCTTTTTCTTTCAAAGAGAGCTTTTCATACATTTGGTGGATATGCATATAGTCAGCTAAGAAGATTAGATAATAAAGCAGCTAGAAAATTAGATCAGCCTGAACAGGAAAATCATATTTTAAACAGTATTAAAAATTCACAACTTACATTTGATGAAAAATATTTAGAATATGATGAAGATTCAATCAGACTTTATATTGATGATGCTGTAAATGAAGAATTTGATAAAGAAATTTTTATGGATATTCATTTAACACATTATCCTTTACGAGATTATAAAGGAATGTGGTCAGAAATGAATAATATTGTTAAGGAATATTCTAGACTTGGACATAGAAATGAAAATGCTATTAAGCGTGGAAAATTAGCTAAGCACATGATGCATCTTATTAGATTATATATGATGTGTGATGATATTCTTTTAGATGGTAAAATTATTACTTATCGTGAAAAAGAACATGATTTTCTTATGGATATTAGAAATGGAAAATTCCTTGATGATAATGATCAGCCTACTGATGAATTCATGGATATTGTAGAAGTATATCAGGAAAAGGTTGCAAAATCATATGAAATTTCTGATTTACCACATTCTCCAGATTATAATAAAATTAATAAATTTATGGCTGATATAAATGAAAGAGTTATTTTGAGAGGTTAATTATGGATATTGGTAGTCAAAATAGTTACCCTGCTTCTTCGCTTTCTAATTTTTCACCGCATCCTTTTGTTTTAGATGGCGTTGAATGTGCATCAATGGAAGGTTTTTTACAATCTTTAAAGTTTAAAAATCCAGATATGCAAATAGAAGTTTGTAAATTAGTTGGAAAAGCCGCAAAGTTTAAAGGCGGAAAAAAGAAGTGGTGGAAAGATCAAAAGCTATATTGGCAAGGGATTGAGTATAAAAGAGATAGTCAAGAATATCAAGATCTTTTAGATAGAGCTTATGATGCATTATTTGAAAATGAGGGATTCAGAAAAGCATTAGAAGCAACTAAAGGTGCTACACTTACACATTCAATTGGAAAAAGAGATATTCATAAAACAGTATTAACTGAAAGAGAATTTATTTCTAGATTAAATCGATTAAGAAATAAATTAGAGTAAGGAGATAACATGTTTTTAAAAACTTTTAATAAATATATAGTAGGTAGTATTGATAAAATTGATGAAGTACTAGATAAAATAGATGATATCTTTTGGGAATTTATAGATCATTTAATATTAAGATATAAAAAGTAATAGGAGAATTAAATATGAGTACATTAATAACATTGATTGCTTTTATACCTGCTATTTTATCAATTATTGCTTTTAGTTTAAGTACTATATATGTTTATAAATTAATAAATAGAAATAAGGAGTAAGTCATGAAAACAGATTTTAGTTATATAAAATGTGATCTTTGTGGTAAATCTTTAGAATATAAAGAAGCTAAACAATATGATAATACTATTAAATGGTATGACAGAAAAACAGATAAAGAAATAAAACCATGGAATCATATGAGTATGCCTGTAGTATTTTTAACAGAGCAAAATGAGGGTACAAGCTGTAAACCATATTTTGATACAGCTAGATTTGATATTTGTCCTGAATGTTATAAAAAACTATTAGAGACTTATCCTATTACTGCTAAAGGGGCGATGGGTTATAATACTTATGAATGGAGAGAAAAATGAAAGTTGTTGAAAAAGTAATTCCAGAAAGAATTGAGGTTATTCCTGCATCAAAAGTTATTAGATATATATCTAAGGATGGCAGAGAATTTTATAATGAAGATACCTGTATTCATTATGAAAATACATTAGAATATAATAAAATTAAAAATACTATTAAAGACGAACTTTTAAATAAATTAAAATCCATAGATGATAAATATTTTTATTGTAATACAAAAGAAGATTTTAATTTATTTAAAAAATATGAAGCCTTAGAATATGGACTATCTTCATTACCAGAGTTATTTTATAATAAACAAGTATTAAAGTATGAATTTATTAATCCTGATTGGTATTGGATTGAAATAGAAATGGATGACTATGATGATGAAGAAAATTATGTATTATATAGTTTAACTAATAAAAAAGAAGAATTTAAAAATTTAAAAAATAAATATATAGAATTTTTTAATAAATTTACCTTATAATAAATGGAGATAATAATGGATAAAAAGACAACAGGTGGAATTGGAATAGGTACAGTATTAGCAATGATATTATCTTATACTACATGGCATTCCATATTATGGGCATTAATTCATGGTGTATTTGGCTGGGGTTATGTTATATATTATATCATAGTTTATAAACTATTATAATCATATTTAATATAAAAAGTAGTATTCTAAAAAATTGTTTACAGAATACTATTTTTTTGTTATAATATATATTGTAAAACATAATAAATTTTGATGAATTATTAAAAGGAGTAAAACATTATGAAGCACATAAATGTAACAGAAATGCCAAAAATTATTGAAGCGGCACCTAATGAAATGTCAGTTCTCTTTATTGGAGATACAGGCATTGGTAAAACTCAGATTATTAAAAGATATGCGGCAGATAATGATATTTTTATTAAAACATTGATTCTTTCTCAGATTGAGGCAAGTGAAGCTCTTGGTATTCCAGTTCAGACTAAGAGAATGTTTGAAGGAAAAGAGTTTTCTACTATTGAAACTGCTGTACCTTCATGGGTATTTGAGATTAAAGAAAACCTTAATAAAGGTAAAAAAGTAATTCTTTATCTCGATGAGTTTCTTTGTGCGGAACCTGCTGTAATGAATGCATTTCTTAACTTTATTACAGAAAAAGAAATCAATGGCATTGACCTAAGTGATGTACAGATTATAGCATCTACAAATATTGGTAATTATACATATGACCCAGATAATAATATTCTTTCAAGATTTTGTATGTTCTATGTAGAAAACAAAGAATATAATAAATATCTTAAGAAAAAGTATGGTGCTAAGTTTGTAGTTCAGAATGACTATAAGGATGAAGAAGAACTTGATAGTGTTATCTTTGATACTAGAAGTCTTAAACCAAGATGTCAGGAAATGCTTTGTTTGGTTAAAGATACTAGTATGGTAGATATGTTCTATGAAGGTTATACTAATACTCCTATGATGCCAATTTTCCATAATATGGGTAAAATTAATGATGTAGTAAAGGGATTTGCTACTAAGGATGAACATGATAAATGGATAATCCCAAATGATGATGTTGATACAATGGCAGGTTTTATTTATAAAGCTGTTTCAAAATCAACTAAGAAGGATATCGTAGATTATGCTTCAACCCTTAAAAATGTTGATTATAATAAGTCTAGACTTAAAAATAGACTTGATGAAATTTTTAAGGGAAATTTCAACGTTTAATATATTAAAATAAAGAGAGCTGAACTAATATTCAGCTCTTTTTTTATTTACACAAGAATAATTATATGTTATAATAATAATAATGTAAAACATATTTGTCTTTAGTAGAATTATTTAATAAGGAGAAACATAATGCGTCAGCTTACTGAAAATGAAAAAGTTATAAAATCTATTAGAAATAGCGCAAAAGTATTTTTAGATAAAATAAATGCCGCTTATAATAGAGGAAACAAACGTCATCAAGGATATGTAAATTGGTATCTTAATAATGTAGGATTTGGATGTAGAACTTTTGTATCAACTAATGTTGGTTGGTATAATTCTGCTTTCTATATTACACTTGATGCCAATGATATTTTAGAGTATGCTGAAACTAATGGTGTAGATGTTGATACAGCTACTAAACTTTTAGTATCTCATGAGATATTTCATATTCTTCTTGGTCATTTTAGTTCTAAATATAAAGATCATAATAAAAGACTTCTCAATATTGCAGGAGACCTTGAGATTAATCAGCTTATAAATCTTCATGAACCAGGTATTCAGGTTTATGATTATGGTTATAAACCTTTTAGAAATACTGATTATTATTATGATCAGTTAATAGCTGAAGCTGAAGAAAAAATGAATGAAAAAGAGCTCATAGCAATGATTTGTGCAGGTGGTTCAGATTCTGGAGAAGGTTGTGGTACTCCATTTGGTATTAATATTGAAAGTTTTCCAAATTCAGATGCTGCTGAAGATAGTTCTATGACAAGTGGTGATAGTAAAGAGTCAGAAAAGGATTCTGATATGCTTTCTGATGATATGAAATCATCAGGTTCAGATAGTAAAGATGAAGATGAAGATATAAATAATAATATTACCATTCATAAAATGAATGGTGAAACAATCAAGCCTGATGATCCTTCTACATCTGAAAATAAATCATCATCTTCAGAGTCTCCAAGCAGAGGACATGAAAAAAGATCAAGTATAGAAGATGAAGTAATTGATGAAATGATTCCAGAAGATAGACATGTAAATGAGGCTACAGTTGAAACTATGGAAAATGAAGTAGTTGATATTAATTTTTCTATCGATGATATTATTAAAGTTGAAAATACTATTAAAAAAGAACTTTCTAGGGCAGATACTTATGAAATTGATGGATTAAATGAAATCATTAGAAAAATTATTAATAAAGAAAAGAGTATGAAAATTACTCCTCATGGTAGACAGGCTTCTTATTATAAACTTAATAATAGACGCCAGAGTGATTTTCTTCTTCCTGGAAAAAAGCTAACTAATGATGGTATTAAGAAAAAATTTGATTCATCTCCAGTAGTATTTATAGATGTTAGTGGTTCTACTCATGGTAGAGTTAATACTGATCTTATGAATGTTGCTAAAAAACTTCATAAAATTGGTGCTACTATTGTATACTATGAAAATTCTATTACTAGTGTATGTGAACCTAATAATACTTTCTTTACTGAAGGTGCTGGTGGTGGAACAGATATTACTAATACAATTAGAGCATATCTTGCAAATTTTGAGGCTTTTGATAGAGCTTATGTATTTACAGATGGATATGATAATTTTACATATCTAAAATCTGTATGTGATAAATTTAATATATATTTTATACAGGGCAATAGGAAAGTGTATGAAAAATATAATGAAAAAAGTAATATTCCAAATAGATGGGGTTAATAGTATAGGGGTAAAGAACTAATGTTAATTTTAACATATAATAATGAAGATACTATAAATCGTAATGATGTAATACAAGTTATAGAAAATAATAAAAACAAGTCTATCCCAGAGATAATATCAGAAATAAATAAAATTCCTTATATAAAAACAAACCCTAAAAAAGGTCAATGGTTAGAATATCGTGGATTAGGAAAATTACAGTGGATATGTTCAGAATGTAGTGCAGAAGAATTAAACCCTGAAAATGCAAATTTTTGTTATTTCTGTGGTACAGATATGAGAGAAAGTAATAAAATTAAATTTAAGGATAAATATAAGAATGGAGATTAACATGGAAAGAAAATTAGCTAGTATTCAAGTTATTTCTGATATAAAAGAACATCCTAATGCTGATAGACTTCTTATCGCTAGAGTTTTAGGATGGGATGTTGTAATTGCAAAAGATGATAATTTTAATATTGGTGATAGAGTTGTCTATTTTGAAATAGATAGTTTTTTACCATGTGTAGAAGAATATGAATTTTTAAGAAAATCAAGTTATAAGAATTCTCCTATTTTAGGTGAAGGTTTTAGATTAAAACCAGTTAAACTTAGAGGAGTTGTTTCTTGTGGTTTAATTTTACCTATTGAAGTATGTTTTAAAGATTGTATGCCTTTACCAGAAATGAATTTTGAAATTGGTGAAGATGTCACAGAATTACTTAATATTAAGAAGTGGGAACAACCTGAATCTGCAGTAATAGGTGGAGATGCTATAGGTAAACGTCCTATTTGGATTGAACATTCTAATGAAATAAGAATTCAATCTGAACCTGAACTCTTAAATGAATTTAAAGATTTAGATTATTATATTACTACTAAATATGATGGTTCAAGTCATTTTATTGCTATAGATTCATATGATAAATTCCATTTTGGTAGTCATAATTTAGAATTAAAGCCTATTGAAAAAATTGGCTCATTCTATAATTTTATTATAGATAATGATTTAGAAACTAAATTACAGACTATTAAAGATGAATATAACGCTAATCAAATTTATATAATTGGAGAATGGTGTGGTCAAGGTATTCAGTCTAATAAACTTCAATTAAAAAAGCCATATTGGTTTATATTTACTATTAATATTGATGGAAAAAGATTAGGTCTTGAAGATACTAAAAATATTTGTAATAAATTAGGTATTAATATGGTTGAAGTAGAAGAAATAGGAAATGATTTACCTTCTAAATATACAGTTGATACTCTTCTTGAAAGAGCAGGAGAAAATAAAAATCATGTATATCCAGGTAAATGTGAAGGTATAGTTATTAGACCTATTACTCCTATATATTCGTCTATATTAGGCACTGATTTAAGTATGAAAGTTATAAATAATAAATACTTGTTATAATAAGAGAGGTGGAAAACATGATTGGATTTTACATTGAAAAGGATACTTTTATAAATAAGCTTTTGCAGAATAAAATGTTTAATACTACAGAAAAAGTATCAGGAGTTGAAGCTAGAAAAGAATTGATGAAAATGATTGAGGAATCAAATGTTATATTTGAACCTGATTATATTCCATATCAGTTTAAGTTACCAGTAGAAAAGTATGATTTTAATCATGAATCATGGCAGATTGATAGAACAGCAAATATATGTAAGGATATAAATAATGTAATTAGTATTAATTCAAGAGATAACTCTGGACAGAAGTTTAAGGTTATAGTTGAAGGATTAGATCTATGAAAAAATTTAAAATAATTTTACTTATAATATTAATATTAGCATGTTTTATATTAATATATTTACACTTTACACATCCTACAATTATTAAATGGGATTCAATTTATGAATTTGCAGAACTAAAAAATAATGGATAAGGTTTTATAAAATGACAAGAATTTTTATTACAGGTGATACACATATTCCATATGATATCAGTAAACTTAATAGTAAAAATTTTCCAGAAGGAAAAAAATTAACTAAGGATGATTATGTAATTATTCTTGGTGATTTTGGCTTGCTTTGGAATTATAAAGAAACTGGAGTATGTGTAGAATCTAATCCTATAGATAATCATTGGTCAAAAGATGAAATTTATTGGAAAAAATGGCTTGAAGAAAAACCTTGGACTACTTTATTTATTGATGGTAATCATGAAAATTATGATAGATTAAATACATATCCAATTACAGAAAATTGGAATGGTGGAAAAGTACAAAAAATTTCAGATTCGATTATTCATCTTATGAGAGGTGAAGTATATACAATTAATGATATGAAATTTTTAACTTTTGGTGGTGCTACTTCTACTGATAGAGGTACATTTATGGGTGAAGAACAAGCAAAACTTGATATTCATAAATATTGGTGGCCAGAAGAATTACCTACTCAATATGAAATAGATAATGCAATAAATAATTTACAAAAAGTAGATTTTAAAGTAGATTATATATTAACCCATACATTACCAAATAATTTACTTATGTCTTTATATTTCTATGATTTTGATAGATTAACTTCTTTCTTATGGAATATATACGATATGACAAAATTTAAAACTTGGTTTTGTGGACATTTTCATGATGATAGACAAGTTAATTATAAAACACAAGTATTATATAACACAATAATTGAATTAACCGAGGTACACAATGAAAATAGATAGAATGTCAAAAGATGATTTTATTAAAAATCTTACTAATATTAAAAAAGACTTAGATTTTTATGATGCTTTATACTCTGTAGCTAGAGAACATTATAGAGAAGATGAAATTAATATTTTACCAAATAGTGTTGCAGTTGCTATTGAAGCATTAGAAGCAGCCATTGGTGATAGATATGAATATGTATCTTGGTGGTGTTTTGAAAAAGATTGGGGTGAAAGAGGAAAAGATTTTTGCGCTACTACAGAAGATGGAGAAGTTATTCCAACTGAAACCATGAGTGATATTTATGATTTAGTAACTGCAAATATTGAAAAGGATTATGATGATGAAGACTAATATAGTAGAAAAACTAAATAATATTAAGATTGATAATCTAGTAAATTATCTATTAGATCATAATTGGAAACAGATACCACTTAAATATGATAAATATTATTATTCATTTAGATATGAAGATGAATCTGATAGATGTAGTATGTTTTTTCCAAAATCTAAAGCAGTTGAAGATTATGATGAACTTTTGCTTAAAGCTATAGTTAAAGTATGTAAAAAAGATAATCTTGATACAGGTATTTTTATAGATTATTTAATACGAGATCATAGTCCAATTTATGCTATTACATGTATGGAAACATTTGAAGAGAAAATATTAAAAGATGGGAGACCTTCTGGTTTTCCTACATATGGTTCTACTGCATTTATGGGGTTTTATCATGACTTTGATGATGCAGTAGAATCAGTTATGGAAAATGCATGTGATATAAATGAACATTGTTATAATTATGCTGTAGTAGAAGAAATTCTTCCTGGATTATATTCCTATCCAAGACCTAGATGGTTTTATAAATTTAATAGAGAAAAAAATGAATATGAGCCAATAGAAGAACCTAAATTTATGAATCATATTGCTAATGTTTTATAATATAATGGGAGAAAAATGAATAATATATTTATTACCTCAGATTTACATTTAGGTCATGCTAATATAATTGGTTATTGTAATAGACCTTTCTATAATGTAGAAGAAATGGATAAAAAAATTATAAATAATTGGAATAGTATTATAGATAAAGGTGATACTGTATATTTTCTTGGAGATTTTTGTATGGGTGGTGTAGATATTATTAAAAATTATGTAACAGCTTAATGGTAAAATAACTATGATTAGAGGTAACCATGATCATAAAAAACCTAGATTTTATGTAGAATCTGGATTTTATGAATGTATTGAACATCCCATATTAGTTGATGGAAGATATATTTTATCTCATCATCCTATCTTTACTAATATATCATCACCTTATATAAATATTTATGGTCATGTACATAATGATCCCACATATAAAACTATAACTCCATTTAATGCTTGTGTTTGTTTAGAAAGGTGGGATTATAAACCTATATTATTTAATGATTTAAAAAAGAAAATTTTAGAATTAAGATGTGAAGATTGGGATATGGAATAATTCTAATACCCTGGACAACAGATTATAATTCTTAATGATTATTAAAATTTAAAGAGAGGTTATATATGAATATTTTTTGGGATTATGATAAACTATCTGAAAAAGAGAAGATAAGAGAAAATAAAAAATTAATTAAGAAATATCCATTCCTATTACCTAAAAATGTATGGACTGGAGAAGTGTTAGATAATTATAATTATTCTTGGACTCTTTTAGATGATGTTCCAAAAGGTTGGAGAATTTCTATAATGCCTTTATTTTTAGAAGATTTAAGAAAAGAATTAATTAAGTTTGATTATCTTGATAAATATTTTATTACACAAATAAAAGAAAAGTATGGTGAATTAAGATGGTATGATGCAGGTAGTCCTGTTGAATCTAAAGTAGATGATATTATAGAAATTTATAGTCTCTTAAGTGGAAATATTTGTATAGAATGTGGAAAACCAGATGTACCAATGATTAATGATAGTTGGATTTCTCCTTATTGTGAAAATTGTTGGATTAATAGTGAATTACAAAGAGCAAATATGTCACATAAAAATATTGCATCTATAAGTATTGTTAAAAACGCAAAAGAATCTTATAATGAATTAGCAAATAAGAATTGTAAATTATCAACGGAATATAAATATACTAGATTTTCTAAAGAAGGAAAGAAAGAAATTGTAATAGATATTTCAAAAGAAGTAAATAGGATTAGAAAAAACTGGGATAAATATTTAAGGTATATAAAGTCATGAATAAGATTAGAACAAATGCAAAAACACCTTGGTATTCAGGTAATAATAGGCCAATAGTATTATTGGATATGGATGATGTTATTACAGATTGTTTAAAAGCAGTTATAGCATCATATAATGAAAAATATAATACTAAATTTAAACCTAAAGATTGTAATGTGTGGAGTTTGTCGGAATTCTTTGGCACTTCTATTGAAGACGTTTTAGTATTATTTAGAGCCGATAAATTTTTTGAAGATTTAGCTCCAAAAAGAGGTAGTATAAAAGCAATAAAAGATTTAGTAAAATCTACTAAATACGATATTTATGTTATTACAGCTACCTCTGATGAAGATGGGTCTGAATTACAACAAAAAATTAGATGGTTTAATAAATATATACCAGAATTTAATACTAAAAGAATTATTAGTTGTCAAGATAAATATGTTATTCGTGGTGACGTAATTGTTGATGATAAGATAGAGAATTTAGATTTATGTAATCCATATATGCAATGTATTTTAATGGATTCTCCAGTTAATAAAAGCTGTGATAAATATATTAGAATAAAAAATTTAAGAGAATTACCTGAGTTATTAGATAAAATGTTTTATGAAAATGATGTAAAAACATTTGAAAAAGAATATGAAGATGAACTTATAAAGGAAACAAATAAGAGGTAAAAAGCATGCTTGGAAAACCAAAATATGATTATGGTGATATAGTAGAATTTGAAATTAAAGAAAATGATGAAATTATTACTCTTACTGGTTTTATCTATATAGTAGATGCTTATGGAGCATTTTTTCAAAATGATGGACCAAGTTATGATATTATGGTTGAACATTCTCATTATGATGGAGAAAAGTGCCTCTATAAGCATATACCAGAAAGATTTGTTTCTAAAAAAGATGAATAATATTTTATTTTTTTATTTAACTTTTTTAGTGTATAGTATATAATAAAATATATATATATATTATAATTATATTTAATTATTAAAAAATTAGGAGTAATATTATGCTAGAAATTTCAAAGCACGCAAAAGAAAGATATGTACAGAGAATAATGTCGTATAATGATAAAACTGAAATTGTTCAGTTTATAGCAGAACATGATAACAAGATAAATACAGATATAAATAAGATGGTTGAATATGGAGATCTTCTTTATTCAGGTAAATCATTAAAAGATCCTAATGCAACTTGTAATATTTATTTAAAGGATACTTGGGTTGTCATTGTAGATACTAATAAAAATTTAGTAGTTACACTTTATAAAGTAGATTTAAAAGTAGATGAAGAATTTACAAAAAGATATATCTCTAAGCTTGTTACTAAATTAAATAAAGAAAAGAAAAATTGTGAAAAAATTGAGGCTCAAGTAGATAAAGAAATTGATGAATATAGAGATATAATTAAAGAAAATGAATCAGTGATAAATGATTATAAGAAAACAATTAAGTCTTTGGAAGAACAGAATGCTGCATATAAAGATTTAATTATGAATTTAACAATAAATAAAAAAGTAGCAGATGATAAAGTAAGAGAAATCCTTATGGTTCTTACTGGAAATAAGACTTGGTAAAATACAATTAAGGAGGGCAGAAGATGAGATTTTACAGTCAAACATATGGTAATATTGAACTTGAAGACATTCCAAGTAAATTAAATGAATTCTATGAAAGAAATAAACACTATGGTTCTCCATTTAATATTATAATTGGAACAGATTCACAAAATCATAGAGATACTAAAGTGGTATCTGTAATTGCAATTACTTGTGAAGGTCATGGTGGTATTTTCTTCAGTCATAGTAAACATATTGATCTTATTCAAAATGTTAAAGAAAAACTAAACTATGAAACTGGTGATAGCTTAATTATTGCTACACAGCTCATTGATGTTTTTGAAGCTCATGATGAATTATATGAACTTTATATCAATGCACCAATTTCTGTACATATTGATGCAGGTAACTCACCAAAGGGTAAAACATACCTCTTAGTTAAAGACTTAGTTGGTTGGGTAACTGCTACAGGTTTTGATTGCCATGTTAAACCAGAATCATTTGTTGCTAGTAGTATTGCAGATAAACTTTCAAAATAGGAGATTAATATGGTAGATTCTTTAGGAAATAGAATGAAAGAAAATTATGAAAATATTTCTAAAACTAGATTAACTAGAAGAATGCCTGTAATTATTAGAATTGATGGAAAGGCTTTTCATACATTTTGTAGAGGTTTTGAGAAGCCTTTCGATTATATTTTAATGTCTACTATGAAAGATGTCACTTTTGAATTATGTAAAAATATTCAAAATGCTAAATTAGGCTATTGTCAATCTGATGAAATAAGTATTCTTTTATGTGATTATGATAACTTTGATACATCAGCATGGTTTGATAATGAAGTACAAAAGATTTGTTCAATTAGTGCATCAATGACAACATTTTACTTTAATAAAATATTTGGTTATAAGGTAAATGATTTTAGTGATTCATTAGCATTAGCCTGGAATGTATCTGAAAGAGAACAAGAATATGAAAGAGCTCTTTGGAGATCAGTTGATAAAGGTGCTATGTTTGATAGTAGATGTTTTAATATTCCAAAAGAAGAAGTTACAAATTATTTTCTTTGGAGACAACAGGATGCTACTAGAAATTCTATTCAAATGACTGGTCAATATTATTTTAAGCATAAAGAATTACAAAAGAAATCATGCAATGATATTCAAAATATGCTTTTAGTTGAAAAAGATGTTAATTGGAATGATTTTTCCACAGATAAGAAAAGAGGTACTTGTTGTATTAAAACTGAAAAAGGTTGGATTATAGATAATAATATTCCTATCTTTAAAAATGAAGGAAGAAATTATATTGAAAAATTAATTTAAAAGTGAGTGATTATTTATGAATGAAAATAAACCAAATAATGTTAATACACCTAATAAAATAATAAGTTTATTTAAAACATTATTTTTAAATATGCTCATATTTATGATAGTATTTATGGGTGCATCTTATTTCTTTATGACTCATCCTATGGGCCAAAATAATTTACATAATGTTGCACAAAAAGCAGCTGATGAAAATTATAAAAAAGAAAAAGCGGATAAAACTTCAAAGTTATATAGATATAATTCAGATAAATTTATTGAAGATATTTATACCATTGCAAAGCATGAAGCTGAAAAGGGAAATTTCTATTTAGAAATAAATAAACCTTTTACAGTAACAGATGATAAAATTAAGTATATTACTGATACTAAGGGTTTAAAAGTAACTGATTATTATACAGTTGAAGACATAAAAGAATATGTTGAAGATGATACTAAACTTTATCTAGAAAAATTATATGGTATAGAATTAGAAACAGAATTAGTGGATATTTATATAAGATGGTAATTTAAAATGATATATTTATTACTTGGATTAATATTTATAATAAGTATTATCTTAGCAGTTGAAGATTTTAAAACTTATTCTGTCTCTAGTATTTTATTTTATATTTATTCAGGATTATTGACTATATTATTTTGGAATTTGCAATTTCCATTTTTCTTTATACCAATTGTTTGTTTAGGCTTATTATTCATAAAATCTGAAAATATAAACGGCACAGATTTATATATTTTATGTCTACTCTTTTATATCATTCTTATGTTAAAAAGATATTCATTTAATATATTTATGCTATTACCACTTTTAGTTGCATTTATAATTATATTTATATTTAATAAAAATAAAATACCTTTTGTAACAGTTGGTACTAGTTTAATTTTCATATACGTTAGTTGGTTATTAATTATATTTAATAATTAACATTCACATAATCAAAAGGAGTTTTATATGAGTATATATGTATGTAGTGATTTACATGGTCAATATACTTTATTTATGAAATTATTAGATAAAATAAAGTTTTCAAAAGATGATACATTGTATATTTTAGGTGATATTGTTGATAGAGGTCCTAAAAGCATGAGACTATTTAAATATATAATGGATCAAGATAATATAATTTGTACCATTGGAAATCATGAACATATGATGTGGACTTATTTTAGAGGCTATGACTATGATTATGGAAAAGCATGGAGACATCCTAGTAATGGCGGTTCTAAAACTAGTAAACAATTTTGTAATCTAACTAAAAAAGAACAAGAAAAAGTACTAGATTATATTGAAGATATGTATCTACAAATTGAAGTAGAAGAAAATAATAAAAAATTTCTTTTATCTCATTCTTCATGTATAATTGATAAAGGTACTGCTAAATGGAAAGATTGTTCAGATTTTGAAGTTGAAAGAACTGTGTGGTATTCACCTTGGAGACAATATGAATATGAAAGTTTTGAACATTATAAATGGGATAATAGAATTCATATTATAGGACACGTACCAACACAAAATATTCATTATATGAATAGTTTAGCACCATCAGATGAATTAGCAATTAAAGAAGCTAATAAATTAAAAGAAATAACAAAAGATAATGTAATTAATATTGATGGTGGATGTGCACATAAAAGTAAAAATATATTTTCAAATGTTGGTATTATTTGTATGAATTTATCTAATTATGCCAATGATAAAGATGACATTTTTACTTATATAAAATAAAAAAAATTTTTAAAAAAATAATAAAAAATAGTTTACATTATTATAGTAATATGTTATTATAATAATGTAAGACACATGCATAAAGCAAACGTCTTATGTCATAACATTTCTCCTTTTATATGTGGAATTCATAGCATTAATCCGTAACAGCCGGTTATCTTAACTAAAGTGATTCTAACAGCAAATCCAAATGTTAAATGAGGAAAACACAAAGAATCATGTAAATATGCTTCAGTAGTCCAACTGGTAGAGGCAACCGGTTTAAGCCCGGTAAAGTAAGGGTTCGAATCCCTTCTGAAGCACCACTTAGATCCTTGACAATATAATATGCGGGTGTGGTGGAATGGCAGACACAGGGGACTTAAAATCCCCCGGAGGTGACTCCGTGAGAGTTCGAATCTCTCCACCCGCACCAAGAAAAAACCATATTTATAAGTAATAATTGAACCTTTAGGTTTCTTTAGAATTTCATAGTACAAAGTTTTAGAGAAGTAGTAAATTATTACTAAATATATGACCCATTAGCTCAGGTGGAAGAGCACTTGACTTTTAATCAAGGTGTCCCGAGTTCGAGTCTCGGATGGGTCACCATTAAATCCCTTTTTAAATAACAATATTAAATAGGATGAATACCAAAGCCCATCAAAAATATTGTTATTAAGATACTAAAAATCTTAAGGGTAAAAAAAACTAATTATACAAAAATATTAATAGAGATTAAATTCTTAGTGGTGGTTGAAAATTAAACCCCAAGTTTCTTGTAGAGATTGAGCCACAATGGTATTCCAAGTTTTAAAAGGTATATAGGTTCAATCACCACTCTTTTTAGAATAATAACTGTAGTGGCGGAATAGGTAGACGCTAAATTAAAGGAGTAGTTCCGACGTAGTTAAACTCTAGAGAATACACACTCGTAACCAAAAGGCGGTATTCTTATATAAGGTGTAAATCCTTATCTACAGTTTTAAATATATGGCCCAATAGCTCAACGGTAGAGCGAAGGCCTGTTAAGCCTGAGGTTCTAGGTTCGAATCCTAGTTGGGCCGCCATATAATATATAAGTAATGTTCACAAAACTAAAATTCTAGACACTTAGTTTTGAGAGATTTGACTCAAATAAATTGAGGATAAAAAAACATGCTCGTCGAAATAGATGACGGGGGAAGATTATTAACAAAAAACCTTTATGATAAATTTATGGGGAGAATGGTTAGGCAAACCAATTAACGGAAATATAAAAACGCCAACTCTGGGTGGAGAGACACAGAGAACTCCTTTCCAAGTATCGAAATCAAAACTTATATATTATTAATTTTATAACTTGGAGTAATACTTTATGAATAAATTTAATGAATTAAGAGATGATTTATATTGTCAATATTGTAATAAACAATGTAAAAATCTTAACTCATTAAAACAACATGAAATAAGATGTAAATTAAATCCTGATTGTAATATAGAATTAACAAAAACTTTTGATAATTATAGAGAACAACATGGAGCTTGGAATAAGGGTTTAACTAAAGATACTGATGAAAGAGTTAAACGAAATGGTGAAATTGTTTCTAAAATATTACACGAATATAATTTAGGTAGGCCTTTATCAGAACAGCATAAACGTAATATTTCAAAGGGTATGAAAAATGCTGATTTAAGCGAAGTTGGTAGACATAGTTATGGAAGAGCAGGATATTTTGATAATATATGGTTTGCATCAACTTATGAATTAGCATATTATATATTTTGTAAAGATCATTATATTAATATTATAAGAAATAGAACTAGATTTACATATAAATATAATAATGAATTACATAAATATACTCCAGATTTTTATTTAAATGATGAAGATCTTTATATAGAAATTAAAGGGTATGAAACTGAAAAAGATTTAGCTAAATATAAAAGTGTAAAAAATTTAAAAGTGTTATATTATGATGATATTAAACATATGATTAATTATGTTAAAGATAAATATAATATAACAGAAATATATGAATTATATGATGGGGTATAGCCAAGTGGGAAGGCAACGGACTTTGACTCCGTTATTCGCTGGTTCGAACCCAGCTACCCCAGCCAGGTTAATCATAACATTTCTCCTTTTAATATTATGTGGAATTCATAGCATGACTCCGTAATAGCCGGTTCTAATAATTTTTTACGGTAAACCTTTAATTATATTTAATATTAATACGGTCTATTAGTATAACGGATTATTATACATGGTTGTCGCCCATGAGATTCGAGTTCAACTCTCGGATAGACCGCCAACCATTTTTTTATTTTATGAATAATGCGCCATTAGTGTAGTGGCTAGCATCACAGATTTCCAATCTGCGGGCATCAGTTCGAGTCTGATATGGCGCTCCAATAGATTATTATGGATAATGTATTTTTATTACAAAAAGAATATATAGAAACAATAGATGGATATATTATTAAATCTATAATGTCTGAGTATGCAAATTGGTACTTAGACAAATTTATTATTGAAGGTGATGATTATACATTATTGAAGAGAGAAAAATTAATTCCAGTGGGTAATTTATTATTTGTACAAAAGTATTTAAGTACAAAGATGAAACCTATTGAAGTACCAGAAGAATTAAGAAAATTTTTAAATAGAGAATATTATATATTAAAGGGTAAAGATATTCCAGATAAATTTAAAAATGAAAATTATTTTTTTAAGGATGCTGATACTTTAAAAAAATGGAATAATTCATTGAATCCATATGATCTAACATTAAATGATGATACCAACTATGTAGTATCAAAAAGAATAGTATTTGATTCTGAATATAGAATATTTATATATAATAATGAAATATTGGGAATAAAAAATTATTTGGGAGATATTCTAATATTTCCTGACATTGATTATATTAAAAATATTATCAATAACTATGAGGGGCCTAATGCTTATACTTTAGATATAGGCATACATGATGGGAAAACAGATTTAATAGAAATACATCCATTTGTATCTTGTGGTCTTTATGGCTTTTATGATAGAAATATAATTCCAATGTTAAAGGAAGGATTTAATTGGTATGAGTATCATTTGGATTAAAGGGACATTATTTAAATGTAGACAATATTTGCTGTATTCAAATTTAGCAATTATATTAACTATTATTTTTTTTATAACAAGTATAATATTTGGAGAAATTCTTTTTATTGATTCAGTAGCATATACATGTCTCATATTAACTGTAGTATTTAGCTTTATCTATGGAATGAGTATGTATTTAACTGATGATATTAAAGAAGTAAAAAAGAATACAGAGAATATTACGTTAGATGAAATAATTAATAGTATAAATGTTGTAGAAAATAATATGGAAGAAGTTTTTAAAATTACTACAATGGAACCTATTAAAGAAGTTTCAAAGCCTGTATATGAAAAACCTAAGTATGAAATAAAAAAACAGGTTAAAAAACATCATCGTCAAAATAAATATAGAAAAACTTATAAATTTAGATAAAAAACTATTTACAGAAGATAAATATTAGTATATAATATATTTATAAATTATTTAAGCCTGTATAGTATTAACTGGGAAAACGCCTCAGGGAATGAGGAATTAATGGTTCGAATCCATTTACAGGAAGAATTAGGGAAGTAAGCGTCAACAAGATATTATGAACTAGTCTATGCGCAAGATGTATATTTATTTTATCTGAGATGATTCGCGGTAGAAACACGTTTATAACCCTAAAACGTGGGCCATTAGCTCAGTGGTTAGAGCATCCGGCTCATCTTGAAAAAGCAAGGTGCCTTATATAAGAAATTATATAAGTGGAGTGGGTGAAAGTACCGAAACCTAAGTCTAATAAAGATATGGTAACAGTGCGCCAAGCTAATAGTACACTATTAGAAGGTTCAACGACTACCTGAGAAGTACAGTCTTCTTAATAACAGGCAAGAGCGCCCACTACCTAAAGATTTATAAGAAATAAAATAAATTATAAATCCAAGGTAATGAAATAGTCTAGGGAGTATAGAAATATACACAAACCAGAACCGGCAGGTCCTTGGTTCGAACCCAAGATGGCCCACCATATGTATCTAATTGTTATAGGAGGATATAACATGAAATATATTATAGGATTAATAATTATTTTTTTCATACTAATAGTTATAGGTCTTTGGTTATTGATACAAAATCCAGTAGGATCTAAAAAGAGACTTGAAGATGATAGGCTTCAAGAACGATATATGAAAGAACTTAATGAAAAGCAGAAGATTAAGAAAGATAAGAGAGTATAATATGTATATTATTATTGCAGGATGTATTCTTTTTACAATGCCCCTTTTGTGGATGTGTCTCACTAGTGGAGTAAAGAAAGAATAAATTATAATTATATTTAATTATAATTTAATATAAGTGTGGTCCCATAGACAAATTGGTAGAGTCACCAGCCTTTCACGCTGGTATTTGCGGGTTCGATCCCCGCTGGGATCACCAGAGAAATAGTGGGGCCATATTGTAAAGGTAGCATAGCCGGATTCAGATCGGTTAGGTACGGGTTCGAATCCCGTTGGCTCCACCATTTTATTTATAGGAGAATGTATTATGAATATAAATGAAATAATAATTGATGAACTAAATAAACAGGGTATAGAATTTAGACATCCGTATAATATAGATTATAGAGTAGATACCTTTGATATTGATTTTTATTTAATAGATTCTAAAACATTTATAATTTTAGAATATGATAACTATAATCATGAAATATATGAAGATATTAAAGCATTAGGATCTTCAGCAGGTTATAAAACAACTATTATTCCAATTCATGAAATTAATAACGAAGCAGAATTAAGACGTTGGATAACTAATACTATATATCAATATAAATAGGAGATTTAAAAATGTCTAAGAAACATAAAAAACCACAAAAAGTTAATATGAAAAATAAAGATAATAATACTATTACTATTGATGGTATGTATCTTCTTAGACATAGATCAGAAGGTTTTAATCCTACTCCTTTTAAAACAGGTAAATATTTATCTGAAAAGGATAGACCAAGAGATAAATCATATAAAAAATATGATGGAGATCAGGATTAAACAATTTGCTCCCATAGTTTTAATGGTAAAACAGGTGACTTGTAATCACTAGTTCTCCGTTCGAGTCGGGGTGGGAGCTAGCTTATGAGATACATAACCTTCACGTGGTATAAGCTGTTTAACACTAATAATGTATCAAATTGTATAGTAGGTAGCAAAGGAAGTCGCGAGCCTTTGAGATAATGTTGCCTTCTCAACAAGCTACTATACAAGCTACTATATAAGTATTTCTAGAAGGAGAAATTATAATGGAAAAAGAATATATATATGTGTTTGTGGTAAAGA